CAACTGCGACGGCATCACGAACCCGGCCGGCTTTTCGTGGATGACACCAAACCCACTAGCCGCCAGTGCTGCGGCTGAGGCGGTGTCGAGGGTGTTGGTGGCTGGGTCAGACACTACACTGCTCGTGCCAGCTTTAAACCCACCCATTCGGCGTAGAAACTCATCTTCGGACTCGTCGCGTGCGGTGAACACCCCCTCAGCATCGGCAACAAGGTTGCCGAACAAGGTTGACACCTGCCGAGCGAACAATGGTACTTTCCATTTGGCCATACATGGCTCCTTTCGTGTGGTGGGCTATACGCCCGATATAGACGAGCTATTGTCGTCAGTCCCACCACTTCTTACCGGCTCGCTCTTTTTCCTCCTTGGCTTCCTTCACCTCACGTGCGTAGTGGTCGATCAGGCCAGTCATGCTGATGTCGGCTAGCTCAGTGATGGCCCATACCAGGGCGTCCATGCGGTCAGGTGACTTCAATGATACCAGTGGGTCGAAGTCACACATCTGATCTTCGAGCATACCGAACGCACCTATGTGGTGGACCAAGCCCTTCTCATACATAGCGGCTACAGGTTCTGCACGAATAGACTTACCACGCGACGCACGTACTTCCTTATAGCTGATGTTGGGGTTCTCCACACGCACGTTGCGTTCAACAAGGTCACCACCGTTGTTGACTTCACCAATCACCCGGTCAGCGCCATGCTCTTCGTACGCGTATGACACCTTACGAGCCCAGCCTAGCGGTGTCTCTATGAGTGACAGGTCATCCAGGACGTAGAAGTGGCCATCACTGCCCTTCGCTGCCACCACGATACCTGTCAAGTCGCTGTCTTCGTTAGCGGTGACAGCAGGGTCAACGCCCACCACGATACGCACGAGGTCAACGCCACCGGGCACAGCAGGCAGGCGGAGCTCGTCAATGCGGCTACGCTGCCACAGAGCATTGGGGTTGTCATCCAGCACTTCGGCGTTGAGCTCCTGGCGACCAAGGCGCGTGCCCTCGTACTTTGTGATGATCTTCTTGAAGAAGCGTGGGGCTAGGTTAGCTTGGTTGTCGTACGTGGTGCCAGTGGTGACTATAGTGCCTTCATCTGCAGCCAGTTCACGTATGATCTTGGTAGGCTTAGGCGTTGTGGTGATAACGGCTTGGGGATCTTTGCCCAGGCGCAGACCGAACATGGCTTGGTCCCATGACTCTGCATAGCGCCATGCGGCTAGCTCGTCAGCCCACAGCTTCTCGTGCTGCTTACCACGCAAACGCTCGGGCTCGTCGGCAGTGAAGATGAGGCTGATCGCGCCATTGGGCCACACCAGCTTACGCTCGCCACGCTTGTATACAGGACGTTCATGCTTGGGACAGCAAGCCAAGATACCTGACTCGCCCTCGATCATGATGTCACGTGCGTCGTCTACCGTTGCGCCAATCAGGTTGCAGTACTGGAAGCCCTTAGCGTTCCACTGGCGCATGGTTTCAGCGCCTGTGCGGGTCTTGCCGAAGCCACGGCCAGCCAGGATAAGCCAGTAGGCCCAGTCCCCCTCGGGTAGCAGTTGGTTAGGGCGTGCCTGCTGTAGCCAGTTGGTACGGGCTAGCTCAAGCTGTATCTCTGCCTTGCTTTTCTTACGCTTGTTGCGTTCAGCCAGCAAGGCGTGGAGGCGGGCTCGGGTGCTGGAGGGGATGATGAGTTGCATGGTTGACGAACGTTACGTGTTGCGCGTATTGTTCGTCGTACAGCTTACTCATCAGCGTCCCTGACCAGCCCTGCCCCGTCGAGCGTGTCTTCGTCAACGAGGTCTACGTCCGTTATGCCGAACTCCAGCAACAGCTTGCGCAGTTCATCGTTGAGTTGCTGGTCTGACAGTGAAGTGGGGTCCTGTGACCCAGGTGTCTTGACGACTGCTGCTGCAAGGCGTGGAGCGAAGAATGGTGCAGCCGCTTTGGCCGCGTCGATGCGGTCTTCCCATGGAGGATAGATGCTGCGCTTGACGTACGCCTTCTTCTCTGGGTCCCACACATGGTGGTCGATGGGTTCGCCACGAGCGATGTCCAGCAGTATCTCATGAGGGAGCTTGCCTGACTGAACCGCCTTGGCTCGGACCATAGCCGTGATGACAGCGTTCGTACCAGGCTTCCGGCCTCGCTTGCGTCTCACGACTTCTCCGGCTGGTGGGTTTTGCCCCATGTCAGCGGGGGGAGGGGCTGGAGCTTTTCTTCTTGGCATGATGTGTATTCTGAAGATGAAGATGTTGAACGAGTTGAACAAGCTGAGGGACCGGACCACCGTTGCAGAAGCTTAACTAGCCGTTGTTGCAGAGCAGTAGTAGACGGTTCAACTGAGTTTAAGAATCACATTGGAGTGGTAGAGGTAGAGTGTTGCTTTTAAAAGCGCAACACACTCTACCACCACCCACCACTGTTTAGCATCTACCACTCTACCACCTGTTAAACTCTACCACTCTACCACTCGTGAATGGTTTTACGTGTTCCCGGCCCACGCGTGCGGCCCACTGATCAGAACGGATTTGCCTCACATCAACTCCTTTTCGTCGTGCCAGTCCAAGCCCTCCTGTGATGGCGCGTAGTACATACCGCGATTGGGACCGAGCTCCATGTCCACGAGGCCTTCCTGGTGCAGCCACTCCATGATCTTCTTCACGGCTGGCTTGGCCTTACCCGTGCCGATACACACCATGTTCTGGCTACACTCATGTTCTTGCTTGCGCAGCCACTTGATCACGTCCATGCCGTGACGCTCCATGGTGTTCAGCTTGCTGGCCTCTTTCATTTCCTTCTTAGCTTCAGCCATGCGTTCCTTGCTGGCAGCAAGTTCAGCACCGTCAAGCTTCTTGATGTCTGGCCGGGGAATGAGCAGCGAGCCGCGTCGCTCCATGACCATGACACCCAGCCCAGCCGAGTAGTTGTGCTTGACGTGTTTGAAGATAACGTAGCGGTCGGTGGTTTCCTGGCTGCTCTCCAAGCCAAACAGAGGGGCGTCTTTGTTGCCCATGCTGAGTACCACTGCCACTGAGCGAGCGTTGTCGGCGAAAGAGCTGGCACCACGCAAGGAACCTTGGTTGATCTCGTCGATGGTCTGCCACAGTGCGGCTTTGTGCATGTGGTGCAGCACACATACAGCGCAGTCGGCTTGCTTGGCGATGTATGTGAGTGTCTGCATGTACTGAGCCATTTCACCAGGGGAGGACTCTTCCATGTTGTGCGTGTACACCACCGGGTCCAGCGTCAGTAGCCGTATGCCTTCCCGTTTGAGCAAGCCTACGAGCCACTCAACGCGGGCTGTACGTTCAGCCTGGGAGCGCTGGTCTGGCTTGGACATGAGTAGCCAGCTTGCAGCGTTGTCGTCAGCAGCGAAGGTGAGGAAGTTACGCTTGAGCTTGGCATCAACGTCGTGTATGAGGTCCAGCTTGCCATCGTCAAACTCACGGAGTGCGTGTGACAAGGCATGTACACGCTTGTGTAGTTCGAGCGTATCGTCTTCGTAGCTGACGTACAGGCTCTTGAGCTCACCATCTGGCTTGAAGTCGTAGAACGATTGGCCCATCGCACCGTACACCATCATGTGCATGAGCATACTGGACTTGGACACACCGCCTGGACCCGCGATAACCGTGACCTTGCCTCGGGGCAGTAGCCGATCAACAGCGAAGTGGCGCTCTTCAGGGGTGTCGTTGAGCAGGCGAGTTATGTCCGCCCGTGCGAGGAACTCATCGTAGTCGTCGAGTACACCCGTGTTGTCGTTGTCAGCGTTCAGGTACTCGTGTTCGCGTAACCACTGCACGAGCCGGGTGTACGTGAGGTGAGGCTTGTCACCTTCGTCTGGGGCGGTGTCGAAGCACTTGACTGCTGCACGCGGGTTGCCATCGTAGTTGGCTTCGTAGTAGACAGTCTGTGTGTCGTTGACCTCACCGTGCTCGTCAGCAAAGGGGCACCGTATGAAGTGCATCCCAGGGTGGTCTTCCTTGGGGGTGATATACAGCCCAGCTTGCATAACAGCAGCCAGTACCGGGTCTTTGGCCTGTATGGGCTTGGGTGCGGTGCCATCCCAGTCATCACCACTGTCAGCCTTCTCCTGATGGTAGTCTGTGTGGTCCCAGGGGTCGCCCTTGGCAAACCTGTTGTAGTGGGTAGCACCGTCCAGCACAGCAGGCAGGTACATAGGCTGGCTTGGCACGTATGACTCACGTGCGCACCAAGGCTTGATACCTAGCTCACGTGCTGCACCCAGTGTAGCGTCGCGCAGTGTGTTTTCGATATCTTCGTAGATAGGTTCATCGAGTGGTAGAACCACACGGTAGCGAGGGGACTCAGGTGAGTGGCCAACGGATGTGTACACCCAGCCAGCACGCCCAAGGTCCTTGAGTGCGCCCAGTACTTCTTCTGGGTCAGGTGGTGGGCCACTGTTCTTCTTGTGGTTCTCTTCCACGTCCAGGGTGAGCAGCGTGCGAGACACCACGTTACTGTCACGCCGGATGGCTGGCTCCAGCGTACCGCCGACGAAGTAGTCCAGCTTGCGCTTGGTCTCGTTCTTGCTGGGTTTGTCCATAGCGTGGTACTCGTCGTATGACGTGTCCAACGCTCGGGGCTTTGCATATGCTTTCGCGAAGTCGTAGAAGTCGTCTGTGTCAGGCGATCTTAGCTTTTTGTTGCCAACGCCTCCGCGTGCGTAACTGTAGGGTGTGTCCACCGTGCTGTACTCCTGTTATGTATGGGGCAGGGGTAGCCATTGTCCAGGTGGTAGAGTGGGTCAGGTGGTAGAGTGTCTACCACTGCTACCGTCGGTAGCGGGTAAACCAGCCTGAACCTAGCGTGGCGGGCACAATGCGTCTGCCTGCTGGTGCAGCCATACAGCGCCTATCTACTTGGTTCCTTTCGCGAGTGTCCTGGTGGTGGGGAAGGCGGTGTGTGGCTGCATCGGTCGGTGTCTCCTTGCTATACGTTTCAACCCGGCTTTGGCCGGGTTCTTTTTGCCTAAATAACCCTACAACTAAGTAAGGTTTGTTCAAGATAGTCCTTGTGAGCTCATGACGTTACTCATGATAATACGTTCACTGTCAGCGCGGTGCTGGCAGGTAGCAAGGAACCAAGATGAAAACATTTACGATGAACGTAGCCACCACTCAAGAAGAGGTGCTGGCACTGGGTAAGAAGCATGGTCTCAACTTTGGTGGTCACAGCGCGGTAGCAGCAGAACGCTTCGGTAACTTTGAAGCACTGGTGTTTGCTTGCGTCAACGACTTCGACGAAGAACCCGGCTACCGCGTGAACGTGCTGGTGATGAACAACGACGGGCTGGCTGACCAGTGGGTATCAGAAGACACTGAGTTGCAGTTCAACAACGCGGTGAACCGTGTGGCCGATGTGGCTACCATGCCACTCGGTGCGTTCGTCGAGTACCTCAGCAACAACGCACGCAAGATCACGTAAACCCTATCTTGATGAAGGGTCTTGTGTTTCACGAGGCCCTTCATGAAAATATTCTTACTGTCAGCGCGGTGCTGGCAAGCAACAATCCTCGCGAAAGGAACCTACCATGCAAACCTCTACCACTCATACCAAGCTGGCCCCTGTTGACTGTGGCAAGGATGACACAGCCGTCCTTGATGCTGCCTTCGATGGCCAGCGTAAGCGCCCTGTTGTGGCGATCAACCGCCAAGGCCACAAGGTCGTGTGCTGCCTGCGCACCGCCAAGAAGAACGGCTGGAAGATCGAGGGTCGCTTGTTCAACAAGCCTGTGAAGAAGGCTGCTGAACCTGCTAAGGTTGAGCCTGTTAAGCCTGCTGCCAAGAAGGCACCAGCTAAGAAGACCACCGAAGTTAGCACACTCACCAAAGTGAACGCTGAAGTGGCCAAGGCTGGCAAGACCAAGCCTAAGAAGGTCGACCCCCTGCTCGGTTGATACCTTAGCTTCATGAAAGGTCTTGTCGTTCTAGAGGCCTTTCATGATAATAACTACATCGATCAACTGAACAGCAAGGAACACAATCATGTCTAACAAGCTCGCCCCCACCGTCGTGTCCAACATCACCGAAGCTGGCGATGCCGCGTTTGATGGTCGCCGTCGTCGTCCGGTTGCAGCGTTCACCGCTGATGGTCAAGCTGTTGTGTGCTGCGCACGCACCGCACGCAAGAACGGCTGGCAGATTGTTGGGCGTTTGTTCTAATTCGAGAGGCTGCACAATTAAGGGCCAGCATGTGCTGGCTCAACTGGAGAACCTGATGACTACTACCGTTCATGTGATCATGCCTACACCAGTGCGTCGCGCCGTGTGCGTGCTCTGCACTGGCCAAGACGCCGATGCGCTGCTGCGCACTGAGCGCCCTTGGGGGCAACCCCCTGCCAAGGTGCGTCGTACCCCTGCTCCTCAAGCCGAGAAACTGTTGGCTGGTGGGCATAAGGGCATGTTCAACTATCTGGACAACGTGAACTTCGTGCCTGCACCCAGTATCTATGACTACCAGAAGGTGGAGCAACGTATCATGGCTATGCTCCCTGATGGAGTGGCTAAGGAACTGACCCCGTATTCCGGATTCGGTGCTGACCCGGCCAAGGCATAATTACAACCCCACCACAAACCAAGCGAAAGGAACCTGTATGGCATTGCAGCAGTATGAACAGCACCCACGCGCGATCTTCCTCATGCCGGGAGGCATGACCAACGAAGAGTTCGAAGCCTTATGTGATGATGTGGCCGAACGTGGGCTGGTGTACCCTATCACCTTGTTCGAAGGCAAGGTGCTCGACGGCTGGCACCGCTACCGTGCGTGTCACAAGACTGGCACCAATCTGAAGACGATGGAGTACACGGGCTCAGACCCAGATGGCTACATCATGGCTTGCAACGTGCTCCGTCGTAAGCTCACCAGCATCCAGCGTGCGGTAGTCGCCGCTAAGATGCACCGAGAACACGGTATCAGTCAGCGCGATGTGTGCAAGAAGGCCGGTATCAGTAACGAGGTTCTCACCCTGGTGCTGCGCGCCATGGAAACCAAGAACGCCCGGTTGATGAGCAGGCTCGAGAACGACACCGACCTGACCCGTGGTTCCCTCCGTGAGGAGCTGACAGACATGGGTATCAAGATTGGCAAGGAAAAGCCCGAGCCAGTGCAAGAAACCACTCGGTCCACTAACTCAGCGGGCACCACTACGTTCACGTTGCCAGCGCACGCGCCTATCGTTCAGCGCGCTTCACCTTTCCCTACTGTCAAGCAGGAAGAGCCTGTTGAAGAAGACGATGACTTGATCGGCGGTGACGTGCAGATACCATTGGTAGGCAAGCGCAACAGCCACCCTGAACGCAAGGCCAAAGCCACACCAGCGCAGCAGCTGAGCACCGCATACAGCGAGCTCATGTTCGATGAGAAGAAGACGTTCATCGAGATGGTGTGGTCTGACCTCAAGCCGTTGATCGTTGACATGGGTTTGTTCGCCGAAGGTAGCAAGGCCAAGCCTGCTGCCAAGAAGGCACCGGCCAAGAAAGCCACCAAAGCCTGATCACATGCACTGACAATGTTCAGTACCGAAGCGCCCCCGGTTGTAGGGGCGCAACCATCCACTACCTGGAGATACTCTTATGTCTTTGAACACCAAGTTACTCGCCAAACAGTTTGACGAGTTGTCCGAACTCATCATGGCCATCTCTGGCACCTTTCGAGATGCCGGGAGTGCTGGAGGCACTGAGGGCGATGATGACACGCCTGCAAAACCTGTACGGGGAGCAGGCAAGTCTGCAGCAGCCAAGCCAGCAGCCAAGAAAGCGGCGAAGGCGGCAGAGCTGACCGAAGACGATATGCGTGAAGCCTTGGAAGCCTTGTCTGACGCCAAGGGCAAGGACGCCCTGATCGAAGCCCTGTCCCACGTGGGCGCTGGCAAGTTCAGCGAAGTCGATGAAGCCGACTGGCCTGAACTGAAGACCAAGGTCGACGAGCTGATGGCCGCTGACGATGACCTGGGTGACGACGACGCCGACAAGACGCCCAAGGGTCGCAAGGCCACTGCCTCCAAGCCTGCCGCCAAGAAAGCTGCTGCCAAGAAGAAAGCACTGAGCCTGGAAGATGACGTGCAGCCCAAGTTCGCTGAACTGGTGGAAGCGGACCGTAGTGCTGCGGTCAAGCTGCTGAAGAAACACGGTGCAGCCAAGCTGAGTGAGCTCGACGAAGACACGTTCGCTGACTTCCTGGCCGATGTGGAAGAAGCACTGGAAGCCGATGGTGGCGACGACAGCCTGATGTAACCCAAGGACGCCCCATGAAACACGCGTTCTTAAGCCCAAGTGCTTCACACCGATGGTTGAAGTGCCCTGGTAGCGCCAAAGCCAATTCAGACAAACCGTACGAAGAGTCTGAGGCTGCTTTGGAGGGTACCAGCGCACATGCTCTACTGGAAGTGTGCTTGCGCCTTGGCTCAGACCCTGAACGCTTCTTGGGGCGCTCTCTTGGCAAAGGCCTCATGGTCGTTGATGACAAGATGGTGACTGGTGTTGGGTACGTCATTGACTGGGTCAATGGCTACCTAGCCCAGTACCCTGAAGCCGTCTTACGGGTGGAACACGCCCTGCACGCCGGACCCCTCGTGGGTATCGGCGAAGACGTTCTTTGGGGCACCACCGACGTCATCATCGACAACTACCCGATCGAGTGTATCGTGCTGGATTACAAACACGGTACATGGAAGGTCGAAGCCAAGGGGAACACACAGACACTGCTGTACCATGCTGGTCAGCGCCACGCGAAGCAGAAACGCTACCGTCGGTATCGAAGTGTCATCGTGCAACCGAACACACGCGGTACCAAGCCAGTGCGTGAGCACTCAGTCAACGACAACCAGCTGATGGCGTGGTTGGAGGAGACGGTGAAGCCTGCTGCTTTGTCGGCACTGAGTGACGACCCTCCCCGGCTTGCTGGTGAGTGGTGCCGTTACTGCTACGCGTCTGGCAAATGCAAGGCGCAAGCCAAGCAAGCGACTGACGCGGCCATCGTGGAGTTCAAGCGTCACGACCCCAACAAGCTGAAGCCAGCCGACAGGGCTGCACTGCTTGCGCAAGTGCCTATGGTCAAGGTCTTCCTAGAAGACTTCCTGGCATCTACGCTGGACGCGTTGCAACGTGGTGAGTCTATTCCAGGCTACGAGCTAGGCTGGAACCCACCGCGTCGTATCTGGAAGGACCCTTCACTGGCTGACAAGCTGCTCGGGAAGCTTGGCTTGTCTGTAGATGAACGCCAGCCACGTGAGCTCCTATCCCCCGCACAGGCCGAGAAGGCGCTGCGAGGTAAGAAGCTGTGGCCTCGTAAAGCCAAGGGGCAGAAAGAGGCACCTAACCCTCTGGCCAGCCTGCTTGACTTTACGGAGAAGACACCCTGTATTGAAAAGGCTTCTGCTGCCAATGAGTTTGCAGATAATGAAGCCTGACACCCACCTCAACTGAAAGGAGCCTGTATGGCAAAGAACGACAAGCCGTCGTACATCACACCGGACGGCATCGCTACATTCGTGTACGTGTTCGAACCGCGTGAGAACCGCAACAAGGGTAAAGACCCCAAGGCCAAAGACAGGTACAGCATCATGCTCGTGTTTGACAAGCGTGCTGACCTGTCTGAGATGGAAGAAGCCATCGAAGCACTGGCCATCGAGAAGGCTGGACCCAAGGCACCGCAGCTGATGGAACGTGGCAAGCTGGGCAACCCCATCCGTGACGCTGAAGAGTACGAAGAGTACGGTGAACCGTTCCTTCCTGGTCGCCGCATGGTCAGCTTCAAGTCGAGCAGTGCCCCTGGCATCGTCGACGAGTCGGCTACAGCGATCATGGACCGTGACGAGATCTTCCCCGGCATGAAGTGCCGTGTCAGCTACGGGCTGTACTGGTACGACACAGACGGTAACAAGGGCGTGGGCCTGTTCCTCAACAACATCCAAAAGCGTGGCGAAGGCATGGGTCGTATCTCCGGCCGGAAGAACGCTGAAGATGAGTTCGGTGGCGACAGCAAGTCCAAGTCACGTCGCAGCCGCGATGATGACGACGACACGCCTGTGCGTCGCCCTGCCAGCCGGACTACCCGTCGCAGCCGCGATGATGACGATGACCTGATGGGCTGAAACCCAAGTGAAGTTCAGTGCAAGACACCATAATGTGTCTTGCTTTAACGCAATCAACATTCCATTCCTTTAGGAGTATGACCATGTCGAACAAGACAGCACCCAAGAAGATCGCCAAGCCTGCTGAATCTGACGAAGACCTGCTGGGTACCAAGCCTGCTGCCAAGAAGGCACCCGCCAAGAAGGCTGCTGAAGCCGAAACCAAGCCTGCTGCCAAGAAGGCACCAGCCAAGAAGGCTGCTGAAGCCGAAGACGACCTGATGGGTACTGCCAAACCCACCAAGGCACCCAAGGCCAAGAAGGTCAAGGAGCCTGTCACTTTCGAAGAAGGTGAACGCGACGCCCTGCTGGCCAAGATCCCCAAGATGGTCAAGAAGCCCATCAACAGCCGTGATCTGGCCGCCAAGCTCGAGATCCACACTCGCAAGCTACGCCCCCTGCTGTACTCGCTGGAACGCGCCGAGCTCGTCAAGCTGGAATCGGGTGAGTCCCGCCTCGCTGGCATGACCGTGTCCCTGCCGTAACACCGGCTACCGTTCAACCTAACGCCCCTGTCGCTGCAAAGCCCAGGGGCGTAACTGTCTAAGGAGTTACCATGTCGTTCTCGCTGAACCCGAACCACGCTGTTACCCGTCAGATGGAAGAGCATTGGCACAAGATCACAGCTATGCTCGTGCAGAAGAACGGTGGGCATGTGGTGTTGTCACTCAACGATGTCCAGTCATTCCCTCAAGGAGGATGCATCACCATCCAGGAGTTGGACGACGGCATCCACTTGCGTATCGTTGACGCACGTACAGGGGAAGCACTGGCTCGAAAAGAAGGCGGGTTGCCTGTATGAAGCCGTTCATGGATGTACACGCGGTGAAAGTAGCAGGGTACGCAGTTTATACCTGTTCTAAGTGCGGGAAGCGAGCACAAGGGGATTGGTACGCAGTGGAGTTAGCTGGGGCACTCCCCACACCAGATGATGTGAGGTTGCGACCAGCACCTAGACACATGCCCGTCGGATGGGGCCATTATGGCAATGGTGATTACAGGTGCGGAGACCACGAATGATAGACCCACTACACATAGACTTCGAGACGTACAGCGAACAGAACATCAAGGTCGTTGGTGCGTACAGGTACGTGCGTGACCCATCGTTTGAAGTGCTGATGATGGGGTGGGGCTTTGCCAGCGAACCAGACGAAGACGTAGGCCTCTGGTTGCCCCACAAGACCAAGCGCCTACCAACACGGGTAGTCGAGCACATTGAAGCTGGTGGTATCGTTAGGGCGTTCAACGTAGAGTTCGAGCGTACCGTATGGGACAACTACATGGTGCCTGTTTTGGGCGCACCTAGGATCGCTTTGGCCCAGTGGCAGTGCAGTGCAGCCCGTGCGGCTGCTGCTGGCTTACCCAGGTCGCTGGATAAGGTGGCCATAGCGCTCAACTTGACCCAGCGCAAGAACCCAGAGGGCACCAAACTCATCAAGGTGTTCTGCAGTCCACGCAAGCCCACCCTGAAAGACCCACGTACCCGCATCACGTGGGCCGATGAGCCAGCTATGTTCGCCCGGTTTGGGGTGTACTGCAAAGATGACGTGCGTACAGAACGTGCTGCAGAAAAGGAAATGCCTGAGATGCGCCCCATCCAGCGCAAGCTCCACCAGTACACCATGAAACTGAACGAGCGGGGCATACCGCTTGACAAGCAAGGTGTCGAGAACGCCCTGCTGGTAGTTGGTGACCTCGAGAAGCGCATCGACGCCAAAGTCCGTAAGCTCTCTGGCGGCATACGGGCTACGCAGCGTGACAAGATGATGCAAGTGTTCAGCGGTATGGGTGTAGACCTTGAGAACATGAAGGCCCAGACCGTGCGCGACTACTTGAAGCTTCACGGTGAAGACATGCCTCAGCAGGCTAAGGATCTGTTGCTGCTGCGCATCGAAGCTGGCAAGGCCAGCACCAAGAAGCTGTTAGCCATGCAACGCAGCGTAGACATAAACGATGACTACGTGCGCGGTACGCTGCTGTACCACGGTGCTCACACAGGCCGGTTTGCTGGTAAGCTCATACAACCGCAGAACTTCATCCGGGGTGGCAAGGGTACTAGACGGCCGGACCAAGTGTTCCGTATGCTGGAGAAGCGTGATTCAGACTTGTTTGACTTGCTCTTCGAGTGGCCTATCACCGCTATCAGCGAGTGTATGCGTGGGTTCATCAAAGCACCTGACGGCTACCGCTTCGTCGTGGCTGACTACACCGCTATCGAAGCCCGTGTGCTGGCGTGGTTGTGCGACGAGCACAGCATGTTGGAGAACTACCGCAAAGGTCTTGACGTGTACAAGGTCATGGCCACGCGGTTGTTCAACGTACCGTACGATAAGGTTGATGACGAGCAACGACGCATCGCCAAGAACCTAGTGTTGGGGTGCGGGTACCAACTCAGTGGACCCAAGTTCGTTGACTACTGTGCTAACGCTGGTCTCATCATCGAAGAACCGTTCGCTATCGAGGCTGTGAAGGCGTATCGCAAAGACGTACCGGCCATCGTCAGCGGGTGGAAGGACATCGAGTCGTGCGCTATCCGTGCGGTGCAGACTAAGGTGCCTACCTTGTTCCGCGACAAGGTTGAGTTCAGTATGCACAAACACTGGCTCGTGATGGAGTTGCCTTCTGGTCGACCAATCATGTACCCCTACGCTCGTGTTGAAACGACAGAGCGCTTTGGTCGGCCAGCGAAGAAGCTGACATTCCGCACGGAGGTGAAGTACAAGTGGGTGCGGGAAAGCACGTATGGAGGCAAGCTCATTGAAAACGCTGTTCAGGGCATAGCCTGTGACGTGATGGTGGAAGGCATGTACAACGCTGAACGCAACAAGTACCCGGTCATCACTACGGTACATGACGAACTTGTTACGCTCAAGAAGCTTGGCGAAGGCAACGTCAAGGAACTGAACACACTGATCTGTACCTTGCCCAAGTGGACTAACGGCATACCACTCAACTCAGAAGGGTTCGAGTGCGTGCGGTATAGGAAGGGCTGAACATGAAGTACGAGATTCAATGCAAGTGCGAAGGTAATCCTCTTTGCACGCTCCCTGGGTCACTCCGTAGGCAGATGACTCAGTACCATCACGAACCGTCCAATTGGGCTACGTTGTGTGTAGAGCACCAAGCCGAAGCGGATGAATACTGGAAGGAGCGTTGGGCAGATTACTACGCTGGGTGCATGTGATGAGAACGTTCGGCGCTGTTGTACGTGAGTCCCAGGTTGAGAAGACCTTGCGTGAGGGCGTTACCGAAGGTGGTGGCAAGGCCATCAAGGTACGCTTCTTGCGTGGGTGGCCTGACCGTATCGTGTTGTGGCCGCGTGGAGTACTGCACTTCATCGAGATGAAGAAGCCCAAAGGTTCGCGCTTTGAACCCAGGCAGGAAAGGGTCCATTCGTGGCTACGCAAAATGGGCTTCAAGGTTTTTGTCCTTTACACGAAGGACCAAGTTGAACAGTACCTCAATGAACGAAAGAAAGTAGATGAGTTCTTCTAACGACCCTACCGCACAACTGATCAACGTGCAACGCCACATCGCAGTGGAAGGCAACGCTACCACTGGTATCCTTCAGCAGCACATCGTCATGCACGCGGGTGAGCTGATGTTGGCTGAGAACTTCGCTTCCATTGACACTAAGGAACCAGAGGTGGTGGCCGCACTGGTTTCCATGGGCTGGGTGCCACCTGAGCAGGGGCGAGCATGAGCAAGACAGTAGAGATAGAAGTACGAGTCAAGCTCGTAACGGGCAAAGCGATACTGGTGGACTTCGGCGGTAAACAAGACACATGGGTACCGATATCGCAGGTAAGTGACTGGTGCGGTGGGCCCGATGATGCTCCAGGACTGGGTACGACATCGATATTTGTTCCTGAGTGGTTAGCCACCGAGAAGGGTATGGTATGACGTACGGGTGCCACAACGCCACTCGCCAGCCTAACTACCTCGTGCAAGACGGTTGGCGGACACACCACATCAATAGCGCTGATAAGGTGGTAGTCATGATGCCCAAGTACAAGGTACACCAAGACCTCATGAGCCGTGATTGCCGCTACGACTTGGCTCACACCGATGCTAAGTGCGTAGGGTGTAACAAGATGCCGAAAGTGCAGGAGTAAACATGAAACCAGTAAACCAAGAGTTCGTACACAACCCAGAGACAGGGCAATGGGGTGATTGCCAACGCGCAGTCATCGCATCGCTGCTAGAACTGCCAATATCTGAAGTGCCTCACTTTGGCCAAATAGCCCAAGGTGACTCAGTCGTGTTCTACGCAGAACTGCAGAAGTTCGTAGCCTTGCATGGGTATGTTTACGTGACTACTCACGCAAAGTACGGCTTCTCTACATTTGGGTTAGCTGAAGCAAGCGTATACCACGAGATAAGTGGGCCGTCCCCGAGAGGTAGTGGTATATACCATGCTGTAGTCGGGTACGATGGTGCTATCGTGTTCGACCCGCATCCGTCCAGAGCAGGGTTAGCCGGTGACCCAGATGCATGGGAGTTTAGCTTTCTGGTCAAGAGGTAACGAAGTGCTGCAACGAAGACAACTCCGTAAGTACCAGAACCGAGCAGTCGAGTTCACCAAGAAGAACCGCTACTCTGCCCTGTTCCTGGACATGGGCTTGGGCAAGACGGTTAGTCTACTCACAGCGATTGTTGACCTGCTGAAGACGCGTGACATCCGCCGGGTGTTGCTGGTGGCACCTGTCCGTGTGATGTACGGTGTGTGGCGGCAAGAGGCGCGCAAGTGGGAACACACGCGCCACCTACGCTTTAAGCTGTTACATGGCAACGAGTACTACCGCATCCAGGCTATGAATTCAGGTGCTGAGATCCACATCATCAACCCTGAACAACTGGCTTGGCTCATTCGGGTGCTGGCTGCGTACTGCAAGCGCAAGAGCTACGAGTTCCCTTATGACATGCTCGCTATCGACGAGTCCAGCATGTTCAAGAACCACAAGGCGCTGCGCTTCAAGAAGCTGAAGCCACTACTGAAACGGTTCAAGCGTCGTGTCATCATGACTGGTACACCTAGCCCCAATGGGCTGTTGGACTTGTGGTCACAGATGTACATCGTAGACGAGGGTATGCGGCTTGGCACCGCTATCGACCGTTACCGGAGGCGCTTCTTCCAACAGGTTGACTACAACGGGTACAAGTTCGACGCTAACGAAGGTGCTGAGCAAACCATCAACGGGCTTATCAGGCCAGTGGTACTCTGTATGCAAGCGGAGGACTACATCGACATGCCAAAGATCGTGCGTAACGTGGTGTACGTAGATCTGCCCCCTGATGCCCGTGCTAAGTACGACAGGTTCGAGAAAGAGTTCTTCCTGGACCTTGACCACGGGCATGTGGTTGACGCTGAGACAGCAGCCACGTTGTCCATGAAGTGCCAGCAGATGGCTAACGGTATGCTCTACGTCAACGAAGAAGACGAAGAGGGTAGCGTGGTTGCCCGCCATGTTGTCAAGATACACGATGCAAAGCTCAAGGCGTTGGAAGAGATACGTGAAGGCACAGGGGACCAGTTACTCATCGGTTTCGCTTTCAGGCATGACCTGATTGGCTTGCAGAAGATGTTCCCCAAGGCCAAGACGATGGGTGGTGGCAGCAAGAGCAACGCACGTGACACCGGGTCAATCATCAAGCTGTGGCAGCAACGTAAGGTAGGTGAACTGCTCGTACACCCAGCCAGTGCAGCACACGGATTGGACGGCTTGCAACACGCTTGTCACACCATCGTGAACTTTGGCCTGACGTACTCACTCGAATGGCACCTACAGCTTCTTCGTCGTATCCAACGACCAGGTCAGCCTAACCCGTTCGTGGTTGTGCATTACCTTGTCGCACGCAACACGGTAGACGAAGCCATCATGGCCGCTATCGACCGTAAGACCAAAGGCCAGCAGGCTATCATCGACGCGTTGAAGGAGTACCGCACGCGTAAGGCCATGCACGCTATGACTGTAGAGGACTTGATGTCATGAACTTGTCTATGACTCTGTACATGCTCGCCCCAAAGGGTGAAAGCTGGCCAGACCAGATGTTCAACCCGTTAGGAGGGGGCAAGGTCATTCGTGTCCACAACGACGATTGGTTGCAAGCCCGTATCTGCGCCTTGTACGACGCTATAACGAGCGGTGTAGACTGTGCTGTTATCGTGTGCAACCACACTAGGCTGGTCACACGTGACAGGCAAACGCTTGTACCTAGCCTAGCGTACAACATGTACAGCCAGCACGGGCTTTGGCTGTACATGGCGCGTTTGTTGTGCAACAGGTATAGGCATGTGTACCTACCACCTGTTAGTATGTGGCAAGGGGCTAAACCGATACCGCTTTGCGGTGCCACCAACACCCCTGTACCTGCCTCCGTGTGTGGCTACCACGTACCCACTGTGCGTGACGTGGGCTGTGACGCAGATAATCTAGGTGAAACGCTGGTCAGCGCTGGCTATGATAACTACGTACTAGGTGACTACGCATACGAGACAGTGTCTGGCGTACACCGATTTGAAGAACCCGGAACCCCCAACTCGTGGAGAAGAAGCCATGAACGTGCAACACACCGTATCACTCGATGACACACAGAACTGGCGCAAGTTCGCCAGCATGTTGTTCCATCTGGAAGACGCTGACCCAGGCTACATGCTGCTCAAGCGTGCTGAACTACCGTATGAACAGAAGCTGCGTTACGTGCTGGCTTGGTGTACGTACTACAACCCAGGTATCGCAGCTATCGCATCCCAGTACCGTGGTGCCAAGTTCTACGAGTACCTGCACTCAGTGTATGGTGTAGCTCAACGCGCCAGCGAGCGTCGCCACTTCAGAGGGCAAGCTGGGTACAAGGCGTTGACCCAGTGGCAGACGTTGTACCCTAAGCCCGAAGACATGGTGGAAGCGTGCTACGGTAATACATACCTCAAGGTACGCCAGAACATGAAACACATGGCTCAGATGGGAGACTACTTCTACTGGAAGCTGGCTGACATCTGGGACACAGTGTTCGACTACCCTGTCGACTTCACCGGCTGCGAGAAGTACATGCCGAAGGTACCCAAGCAAGGCGCTGAACTGATATGGGACCAAGACCCAGTGTTTCAGGCTGAGGGTCAGTTCAACTTGGTGTACTGTATGGAAGAGGTGACTGACTATGTGAAGAGTATCAAGTACCCTGTCAAGGAAGGTCGTACGTTGGCACTGCAAGAAGCTGAGACCGTGTGCTGCGTGTTCAAGCAACACGTACACGGCGACTACAAGTACGGCTACCGTAGCGCAAAGGCGTTCAAGCGTTTGGCTTCTGTGCGCAGCCATGCACCTAAGACGGTTGACGCCTTGCTATACGGGTTGCACGCTGGTGGCATCTGGACCCCAGAACGTATTGGTGACGTCATCGCGTGTATGTGATATGGCATCTCTTACGCTAACCCCAAGAGAGCTAGACGTGGTCAGGGCGTTATCACTAGGGCTCATGTACAAGCAAGTGGCTGACAAGCTGTTCATCAGCGAACGTACCGTTGATGGCCACATGCGCAACATCCTAGAGCGTAACCCGCATGTACCTAACGCTGTGAGGCTGGTGCTGCTGGCTGAACGTGATAGACTGTTAGAAGGAGTAGGCTAATGAACAACCCTCACTTGTTTTACGTACATGGCACGAACGGTAGCGGCAAGAGCACTCTGGCTCGACGCATCGTCAGCGCTATGGGGTGCATCAATACCAGGAAGCACACAGACACTGGCGTACCTATCTCAGTGGCGCATGGTCTTGTGTTCATCGGCAAGTACGAGAACGCGTGTGGTGGTGTGGACGGCATCAACCCGTACCGTGCTGCTGTTGATACCGCCGGTATCTTGGCCAGCTATGGCAACAACGTGTTCATGGAAGGGCTGGCCACACCGGGTCAGGCCACATGTCGTGAGTTGTCAGATATGTTCAAAGGCAACGCTACGTTCTACCTGTTAGACGTGCCCGAAGCTGACTGCATTGCAAACGTGTTGAAGCGCCGAGCCAGAAGCAAGCGTGCGCACGCTGCGAAGCCGTACGACCCAAGCCACCTGTACAAGAAAGCCAAGAGCGCCAGAGCGTGGGCCACTGCGTTGCAAAAGAACGGGCTGCAATGCAAAGTCATGACGCCTGATAATGTATACCGTGATGTCTTGGCTACCCTTGGCATCACAGAACCCACCATCGATCAATTACTCTCCTGAAAGGAACAAGCTATGTATGTCATCCACTCTCGCAACGTCGAAGCCGCACTGGTCCAAGGTCTCGCCGCGCTCAAGTCGTATGGTGTTAAGACCGTGCGGCGTGGCATGGAAGTCATCGAGATGCCCATGCCTGTTGCCACCCGGTACCAACTGCCACGCGAACGAGTGTTGTTCAACCCTGTGCGTGACGCCAATCCGTTCTTCCACTTCTTCGAGTCGTTGTGGATCCTGGCTGGCCGCAACGACGTTGCTTTCCTGGAGTACATGTTGCCGCGCATGGCTCAGTACAGCGACAACGGCAAGACATTCCATGGCGCGTATGGTCACCGCTTGCGTAACGCTGCTACGTCTGACCAAAGCATATTGGTGGCGTACGACCAGATCGCTGATGCTATTGGACTGTTGCAAGAATCACCGGACACACGTCAATGCGTTTTGAGCATCTGGGACCCGTACCTCGACTTGCGCACCGCCACCAAGGACATGCCTTGCAACGACATGGTCATGTTGTCTCGTGGCGGTGTTGATCTCAGTGAACTGAACATGACGGTGTGTAACCGCAGCAACGACGCCATCTGGGGTGCGTATGGTGCTAATGCGGTGCAGTTCTCCATGCTGCATGAGTACATCGCCGCGTCTGTTGGTTGCAGCGTGGGCAGCTACACCCAGGTCAGCAACAACTACCATGTCTACACCAACAACCCGTTCTGGCAAGAGTACGAGCGTACAGGTAACGAGCTCCTGGGCCATACCAAGTACTACGCGATGGACATCGTCAAGCCGTACGACCTGTTCAAGCAGCGCCATCTGTTTGACCGCGACCTGCAAGCGTTCTTTGATATGTTCGACAAACACATGAACGAGGGTGTGTCTGTTGTACCAAAGTACGAGTCTGACGTGTTCAATGATGTGGTGTGTCCGATGTGGGATTGCTTCAACCTGTACAAGGACAACCTGCTCAAAGACGCGTGGGTCATGACCAACGACATCGTGGCGCTTGACTGGCAGTCGGCGTGTGCAGAGTGGCTGGCACGTCGTATCGAGAAGCGGGGCCTGTGATGAGCAAGACTATGTTCGAACGGGTGACCTTCCGTTTTGAAGCTTCTTGGGTCAAGCGTTTCCACACGAAGCCCACCATCACAACCGAGACGCTCGGTCAGCATGGCCATACAGTAGCCACACTGGTGCAACAGGTGTACCCAGAGTGTTCCAAGAAGGCCATCCTGGCTGCACTGGAACACGACCTGCCTGAGCTCGTTACTGGTGACACGCCTGCTCCTGCTAAGTGGGCGTCTGCAGACCTTGACCAAGCCCTGTCTGCGTTGGAAGCCAAGGTCATCGTTGACGAAGGCTTGTACTCATGTACTGGCTTGACCGATGGTGAACGAGAACTGCTCAAGTGGGCTGACATGATGGCCTTGGTGCTGTACTGCCTGCAGGAAGTACGCATGGGGAACACCACGCTACGCGGCACACTGGCGACAGGTGTGCGCGTTTGCCAAGAGCGCGCATCCGCTATGTACGCTGCTAATGAGAAGCACACGTCGTTGCAGCGCTCGGTCATCACCACTAACGTGTGTACGTTCATGAGTCAACTCTTGAAAGGAATCGAAGATGTCTATACCTCCGCACACTAACCCGTTCAACGGCACCACGAAAGCGGACTTGCTGCACCCAGGTGAAGCCAACGAGTTCATGGTCGGCGGCTCCCACTACCACAAGGGCGACAAGTCCTTTCAACACTGGGACCTCGTTGCGCTGCTGCGCCTCGGGTACTACGAAGGCCAGATCACCCGGTACATCAGTCGTGCCAAGAAAAAGAACGGCATCCAGGACTACCAGAAAGCCCACCACTACGCGGTGAAGATGCGTGAGCTCTATCACACCCGTTACGGTGGCCTGATGGGCTGGTTCTTCGGGCGCATGTACAAGCCTCAACACGGTGAAGGTGTCGAGGTACACCGCAACGTGAACGAGTTCTGCCGACAACAGGGCTTGGACTCGTTGGAGCGCAGCGCCATGCTCATGGCATGTCTGTGGCGTACCACCTGGGACCTTGACTTGCTGGTTGACAAGACCGGGAAGCTGAAGTCCCGGCTGCACCCAGAAGAGTCGTTGGAAGAGCAGATGGCCAGGACGTTCAAGAAGGCATACGAGCCTCGTCCGGCCCCTGAAGACGGTGGTGAAGAGCCTTGGGTGGGATACGTGTGTCAGGACCCTGACTTGCAAGCCAATGAACACCCCAAGCCAGCACCCAGCGCTGAGTGGCCTTACAAATGACCTGGACCAAGGTCGCTATACAGGTCCGTTTGCGAGGTGTGCCGTTCGTGCCTCTCAATGGGTTGCCTGCTTACCCAGTGCAGTTGAAACCGCAGTGATCAGAGCCCGCCTAGTGCGGGCTTTTTCACGACCATACCTTATCATGACGTAGGGTCTTGTCAAGGTTCATGAACTCAGGAAGAATGAACTCATTCGCAACAGGAGAGCACCACATGGCTACCACTCGTCAACTCAACAACTCCCACTTCAAGCGCGGTTCCGGCGTGTACACCTGCCGTGTGTGCAGCCACGTAACACGTAACACGGGTGGTGATGGCGCTAACGTACAGGCCTGTGACATCTGCTTCGACTTGGCAGGTGAAGAGAACCACATCAGCGACAACGGTGGCGGTACCTACGGATCTACCGAGAATGTCAAGCGCCTGTTGGCCGCACTCGACAAGCGTAACGGTTCGGGTACAGCTTGGGCGCACTTCCCTACCGTGTGTAAGGTAGTAGGCTACGAGTCCTGATAGCCAAGTTTCATGAAGGGTCTTGCGTGCAGCAGGTTCCTTCATGAAAATGAATACATCAACAGGAGCCAATCATGATGCAAGACAAGGTTATCAACATCCTCAAGGGCAACCCAAAGGCCAAACGTGCCAAGCGCAAGGCCCAGGTAGAGATCACCTTGTACGACCTGGGAACCGATGGCGTGTCAGTCCAGGTCAACGGCAAAGAGGTTTGGCTGGCACCCAGCATGGAACGTGCTGAAGAGGATGCCAAGCATCGCAAGGAACGCGCCGAAGCCCTCGGCCGTACCGTTTCAATCGACAAGTTCTAAGGAGCTAACATGCTGTACTTCCAGACCAAACCCAAGGCCTCCGTCCCAGGAGACGGCACCATCAAGTTCTTCGCTGTGCCAGACGAAGCGTTGCAGAAGAAAGTCGAGCAGGCTGTTGTGAAGCGTGTTCCTGATGCTGGGTTCATCCAGTTCCTAGACACGTTTCCGGCTGGCGTGCCAATCACCGTGTTGTCTTCTACGGAGGTGTGCTGACATGGACGTACCTAAGCCCACGTTAGATCAGTGGCACTTGTGCCCTGAGTGCAACCAGTTGATAGGGCTGAACTTCTACGCTATACCGGGCGATGCGGTAGAACGTAAGTACAGTTGCGCTTCATGTGGTGTGGGTTGGATGATCACCCGGTATCAAGACGAGATATCGCTTGTTGGGCCGATACCATCGGTATCGGTTGAGCCTGTTTTGGGCCAAAAACCACCCCAAGGCTAGGGGCAGGTGTACACCAAGCCCTGTTTGCCTAGCCAGCGCCCAATCTGAAGGAGTTTTGCTATGCCTGTTACCGCCCTAGTGCTGGGTTTGCACCTTGCCACGTACCACACGAACCCCACCTACGTCGACCCCCAAGGCCAGCAACAGGCTTACCAGGGCGTCAACCCAGGCGTGTACGTGGTGGCCCCTAACGGGCTAACGACTGGCTTCTACCGTAACAGCATGAACCGAGCTAGCGCGTACGCTGGCTGGTCGTATCGCAGCCCCCATACGTATGGCGACTGGGGCCTTACGCTGGGGGCTGCTAGCGGGTACAACACGAAGGTACAGCCTATGGTTGTTCCGAGCGTGCGGATTGGTCTGGTTCGACTGGCGTTACTACCGAAGGTTCAACGAGTGAACCAGACGACTGCTGTTCATCTGTCTGTCGAGTATCCGTTTTGATCAGGGTGTCGTAGGAGCGCTCGCAGAGCGTACCTGCTGCTCTGTCTTCTCCAGCCGCTTGTCCCAGGCTTCGGTATTCCGCTGCACACGCGCCGAATAACTCTCCGAGCGTTTGGGTTGTCTGGCGACAGGCTGTAATGGCGGTATCACCGCTTCGGTTGCTGAGCTCGTCTTGCAGGGCTTTGACACGCTGCTGCAAGCGGACAACAGTGTCGCCAGCAACAACCAGCCGCACTTGATCATCACGTGTTTGGTGAACGTACTCATCTTGAGCTTCCTTCTGGCCATCCAGCCGTTGTTGTGTGACACCCTTAGCGTCTTCAGCTTGGCGCACCACCTGAGTGGTGTCCTCCAGTACTGAGCGCAAGTACTTCTTCTCGGTGACGTTCACGCCATACGTGTACGACAAGTACATGAGGTAGCACCCGGCTGCTATCCTCAACGCGTTGAACAAAGATGGTGTCATGGCTGCACCCCTACGACAGTGCCTTTCGGCGTGATGGTGATAACCCGGTTAACGGGCTTATCTGGTTTGCGGCTGGACGTATGCACCCAAGCTTCCGGCAAACCACGAGGGTACTCATGGATAAGCTGGCCAATACCAAGCTGGTCCACCACCTTGGACAGAGCCTTGCATACATCGTAAGGGGTACCGAAGGATGGAGCACGCCAGTCGACAGCCAGCATCTTCACGTGATCGCTGGTGTCGCTACTACCAACAGCCCGGTTCAACGGCAGACACCGGTACCCACTGGTGACGATAACGGGCACATCCTTGCCAGCCGTTGTGGTCAGGAACTCCCGTATGCGCTCCATCATCTCAGCAGTCTCGAGGGCTTCTCTGAGTAGCATGTTGGGCACCCGGTTGTCGATACCAAGGGATTGTGCCTTGCTGCTGCGCTCGAAGTCGTCGAGCGAGAAGTGAGGGGACAGTTGATGGGTCACAGCACCTCCTCCTTGATTTCTTTCATCGTCTTGCCTTGCCATCCGGCCGCTTGACGGACGTAGCTGCCAACGAGCCACCACCCTGGGATAGCTGCTACCAGCAGGATAGACCACGTGATGAGCTTCTGGCCGAACGTTGACGGCAGTTCCAACATGACGAACACTTCACCGATGCTGCTGAACATCCAAGGCATGGTGTTCTGCACGAAGGCCAATGCTGGCAGGCCAATAGCCAAGCTGGACACCGCACAACCCAGCAAGCGACGTACCATGTCACGATGAGGGTCAGCCTCGTCGAGCGGTATGACTTGCACACCAAGTACGAAGGCAATCACCGATACGGCGACAAACGAGAGAAGAGACAGAACCTTGCTCATGGCTCCAGCGGTAGAGATAGGTTCAGTGGCCATACGGTAACTCCTGTTATTGGTCAGAGACATAGCATTGTTCCTTTCGAATACTTGTCGTACGCACTAGGTACGGATTACGCGAATTCGTATACAAGACAAGTACCGATAGCACCCAATCCACCCACAGCAGCGCTACCTGTTACACCCCCTGTAAACCCCCCACCGCCACCAGAACCGTAATTTAGTCCGTCATAGCCAGCAGAGAGACCCCCAGTAGCCAGAATCCGGTTAGAACCCAAACCCAGCAGGCTATGACCACCGGCCCCAGCTACAGCGAGCGTAGACCCATGGGAGTAAGATGGTTCAGCTGGCCCACCAGGATGGTACGACACCAAAGAGCAAACTGAAAACGGGGAACCGATAGCTACGTACCCAGCACCACCACTGCCACCTTCGTACCCTTGTACTGCTGTTGCAGCGATAAGAGCCCCGTTAGTTCCGGCACCACCCCCGTTTGCTGATACACCTGTCGCCCCGGCGTCCCAAGAGATAGCGGTAGCTTGACCAGCCCCAGGCTGTGTAGATAAAGCAGGGTTTCCTCGAGTACCACCGGAACCGATAGATACATTGATGTTAGCTGGGATGGACGTGAAGAACAGTGTTACACAACCTCCACCACCGCCACCTGTACCTAGTGCCCTATTAGAAGTAGTACCCTGTTCCGCACCACCACCGCCACCACCGCCACCTTGCAGAACTACGATCATCTTTGTAGTGGAAGCGTTAGGCACGAGCGTACCGCCATCAAAACGCCTGAAATTCAGCAATCTCCCAGTGATACCAGCTGGTACTTGGGAAAAGGTCTTCAGCCCACTTATGGTCTGGTCAGTCGTAGTAAGAACAGGCGTACCGTTGTTGATGATGTCAGCGACTAACTGCGCTAGTGCTAGCAGTTGAACGCGTGCAGCAGATGGGTTATCCGACCCAGCGTCATAATCAGTAGTAGGTGGGGTAGTTGTAGGCCAAGTCATGATGCAATTCCTTCGATAGTCCAATCGATCAAGGCGTCAGCTAAAACACCCGATCCGTTGTAGATTTTTACGTGGGGCCCGTTCGTGCCGTCCTTGTCGAGCAGTACCCAAGACCACCCGGCTCCAACACTCTGCAAAGTTACTGTGACCCTGCTGATGTGAGCCCATACATTTTGAGTTGGCAACCTAACGTCACCAGCGGCTATGCGGTGTACACCAGTAAAGCCGGAGGTATTCACGTCATTTCCTGTCTCAGTAGATACCTTACCAACGTAGCTGATCGTGAGTCTCCTAAGTGAACATACAGGGGTTACTCCGGGGCCGGTCGAACTACCAACAGGTACAGATACGGTAATACGGCACTTGACATATCGTGTAACTACGGGTCCCGCTACCGAAGACCAAGCCGACCAACTAACTCCGTCTGAGCTAGTGGATACCTCGAACGTGACAACCCCGTCAGCGAGCGCATTTGCTACAGGTAACACGGCTACAGATGTACCAAGGTCCACCGGCTGAGTAACATACTGGAACGAAGTGACTGGGTCCCACACCCAACGAGTCCAAGCGCTCCAGGTGCTAGGCAGAGTAGACCATGTAGCTTGGTCTCGAGCACGCAGCACAAGGTCCCCATCCCACGCCTCAGATACGCAATCAGTCAACACCCCAGGCCAGTTCGTTGCGTGCTCGTCAGTAAACTCGATCGCATTTCCGAGGCGTGGGTCAGGTAATGTTGCTGTTATAAACAGAGCGTCCTCGGAAAAAGCACCAAACAGATCCACCGTTTTTATGGCGAATACGTAAGTACCGGCCAGCAGCAGATTACTCTCCATGGGACTGACAGTATGGAAACCATCATCTGTATCAAACGGCTGTAGTTGGTCCCATGTGTACGGCCCAGAACCTTGCAAGAACCTGATAACGTACCCTTTCAGATCAACTGGTTTTGCGGTTAAACCCCACCCCCACGTAAATTGACGGGTACCGTCTGATTGGGTTGCCACTGTGAACGAAGCGACATTTGGTGGGGGCAGCAAGACCATCTCGCCTGTGACAGTGTACGTGTACTCCGCCACTTCAGCTAGGTCTTGCATGGCACCGCCATACACGTTGAAGCTTGTGAACTTGAACTTCAACTGTTTGCCGATCATGGATGGATCAAGCTGCTCGCCCTTGAAGATAGCTTGATCCAGGCGAACGAACTTAGCCCCAATAGGCTGAGTGGTTACACCTACACTGTCATACGCCTTGCGAACAAGACCAGACAGCGTGTACGCGTTAGTACCAGTCAGAGTTGCTGTTTCGTAAGCAAAGTATTCGGGTACGCCACCGCTACCGTTCTGTCGTACCATGCACAGCGTAGACAGGCGTTGAGCATCCAAGGTGCTACCGGACAGCAACTGCCCACCGTTGCCTTGCAAGGCTACAGCAGCGTTGCCAGTGGTGCCCAGCGCAGCCGTTAAAGAGCCATAACGGGCACCACCATCAATGCGGCCTACCTGCCTGTACGAAGCACCGTCGTGGCTTGCCCAAACGATACACCCTCCCCAGAAAGGTGACGTACCTGTTACCGCTACCCAAGCTTCCAACCCTGTAGACCCGACAGCGAGCTCTACAGGAGGCTCGAAGATCAATGGTGGTGACACACTACCAGGGTCTACGTTGTAGTCATGCGCGAAGCCGGACCCAGTAGATGACGGGTACCGCACTGCTGTACTGATGCCAGGAGGAGCATCCTCAGCGTAAAACGTGATGTCGCCGGTTTCACTCTCCTCGTAACGAGTCAACCGCACAGGCACGTTCACTAGGCCACGAGCCACATCGCTGATGACCAGAAAGTCCACGATAGGTTCGAGGTGTGAGTAGTTGATTGGCAGCATGAACCTGTACTCATTGCGCACGTACAGTGACCGTTGGAGCATGTGTTGAGCGATGAGCCGGGCCACAGCAGGGTCTGTAACCCAGTGGGCTTGCAGCACGTCAGCGCTACGCAAGCCAAACAGGTCGATATTGGCTTGGTCCTTCGCCTCAGCTACTTCGATGTTGTACTCTTTGTCTTTGCTCAGGAACTCTACCCGGAAATGGTTGTACGTGTCTGACTGGGCTTTGCGGGTAGTAACGACTGTCTCACCGTTGATAGGCAAGAAGTCATCATCCGACAGGCTGTACTGAGGCGTGTTGTTAGGCGTGTACGTGGTGCTATTGCCAGTAACCGAGGTGTCCCCATACGGCACGAACTTGAGCAACCCTTCAGACCAGATTATCTCAGAGTTAGTCAACTGCATAACCGTTTTCAGAAAGCTTGATGCACTGATCTGCGACGTGATGGCTGGTGAGAACTTCAGACCCAGTGCGGTGCAGTACGTGGCCCACTGGGTCGTGCTACCCAGGTACTCAGATGGGAACATCGCACCGTACCGCTTGTTACTGAGTACATCAGCCGTTACCTGAGGCACCGAAGCCTCATCAAGCATGGAACTGCTCAACTGACCACTGAGTATGATGGTGTGGTTGTCTAACTGAGCGTTGTCGTTCAGCTTGTAATTGGGTGAAGCGAGGTAACACATACCGGAGTAAGGCACCGCTTCTGATGGGTGGTTCGTGGTCAGGTGGGACCATATGCTCTGGGGGGTGTTGCCTGCGAAGAAGACGAGGCCAGCGTCAGCCCATGCCTTCTTCACCTTACCGACATACACGTATTGCACCCCAGAAGCTGGGCCTTCACAAACACCGAAGATGCCAGCCGCTTCGTAGGTGTACGAAGTAGTTTGCGTCTCTACTCCTCCGCCACCCTTGCCCCCGCTGGATTCAGTCGTGGTGTGAGCGATAGACTTGAAGTCACCGTACCACATGAGGTTGATGGACACCTTGGTCGTGCCATACACCAGAGGCATGACTGCCCCATAGGTTGAGCTCTGGATCTTGAACGCTTCGATCTTTGTCGAAGAGACCCGTACTGTTGAAGAACCGCCCATTACAACCCCTTGAGTATGAAGGCTCGGGGCACCCGGTTGTCAAGTGGGTAGTCCCCTATCGTTGAGAGAATCACACCCATACCCTTGTACGCGTGTATCACTTCATTCTCACCCACTACGATAGCTCCATGGCTCCAGGTACGCCCGTACTTGTAAACCAAGGCGTCCCCAGGCAGCACGTCAGACAACGGTATCTCGTCGAAGAACCGCAGCATGTGGTTCAAGTACAACTCTTCACTGCGGTGCTTATGCCACTCGGGTGAGTACGGCCCAGGGTCGAACTCAGGCATGTTGCCACCAGTAGAATACACCGCTATGAGCAGCATACCGCAATCGACGCCTACGCCCTTCACCTTGGCGCAAGCATGGTATGGTGTACGAAGCCAAGTATGGGCTTCAGCTACGATAGCTTGTCTCATGCGATTGTCTCCGGCACAGGGATGAAGGGTTGTCCTCTGAAACGAGTGATGTTGCTGAACTTGTTCTTGCACGTAGCAGCAGTCTTGTCGCACCCAGGGTACACAACGAACTGGTCACCAACGGAAGGTGCAGCAAGTGATTGCGCTATGAGGGTTATCTGCCCCCCTACTTGTTGCTTCACCGTGTACGACAACCCAGCGTTCGTACCTGTAAAGTACTTGAGCACGCCGAGACTGTACACCCCATCTGAGGTAGCGATGTCTGAGTTGATGACTTGCTTGGTACTGGTAGACGTGACGTTACCGATGGCACCGTAAGATGTCTTCACCAGCCCGCACGCGTCATCGTACAGCGTGTTGTGGCACCCAGGCTGGTACAAGTTACGCGGGATCTTGGTGTCCAGTAGTTCGGTAGGTGCCTTGATGTTCACTTCAGCTACGTGCCTGCCAGTGACCAGGTCGGCCACTCTACCAGTGAACACAGTCATCTTGCCAACGATGCTAGCCAATGAAGGGTCGCCACTGAACCCGCGTTCCAAGGTAACGAATGCGTTGTCCAAGCCACCAGACCCGACGTACTGCATGAAAGGCAAACCAGAGATGGTCGTACCAGACATATCAGACATCGTGATCTTCATCGTGCTGACCTCGATACCCCCTGTGATGCGCACCATCGTGCGTGACAGGGTAGGCCCCAGCAACCATGAGTTGCCACCAAAGCTGATGACCCTGTCGGCATTGGTGTACCGTACAGTAGTGTTGTCTGCCAACTGGATGGTGTACAGATCCACCCAGTACAGCGGAACCTTGCTGTTCAGCAAGTTGAGCAAGTCCGTAGAGATGTTCTTCATGGCTTCACCGTAATGAACTTGAGCTGACGCAGGTCGAACAGGTCTTTCATGAACTTGGAAGGTTCGATGTAATCATCGCTGAACCGGCATCGCCAGTAGTACGACCCAGACCACTTGAGCAACGCCCCAGTGACAGGTGCTTGGGTAAACGACACGACGCCTAACGAGCCCAACGAGTAGTCGGTCAAAGTAGAAACGGAACTTGTTGTGCCTATGTACCGACCAGCAACACTAGTCTGCTCAATCTGAGCACCCCATAGCAGTACACCTGATGTACCGTCCCCTGTGTACGACTCTGCTCCACCACCGTCCAACATACGAAGCTGTATCTGTTTTGTAGCAGGGCTTGTATTAGACCCAGGTATACCAGTCAGTGTGACATGGCACCACCCGTTTGAGAACTTAGTACATGAAGAAGACAAGTACGTGGAGCTAGGCCCAGCCGCTTGCGTACCAAGAACAGTACCTGCGGACAGATCAAAAGATGCCCGAACGTATGAAGTAGTCGGGCCATCGAACATATACAGGTTGATGGACGTACGACCGTTCGGCTTCACGTACATGGATACCGTTGTTGGTAGAGTCGCGTCAAACAACCCGGCACCTTCTTGGTTGATGTAATGGTACGATGTGCCACTGCCTTCGTACAGCCTGTCTGCCGAGTTAGAAGCACCTGTTGGGGATGCGCCATAATCTGGTGTCACACCAGTACCGCCTTTGTTCCACAGTGTTTGCTGGAACTGTTCAGAGTACAACACTGTGTTGGTACGTGGTGAAGTACTGCACAGTGATACACCTTGCCAGTCTTGCACGTATACCAGGGGAGTACCGTTGATATCGTACACTGGCTCCAGGAACCCACCCAGGTCACGCACAAGCTGGAAGGTCACAGTCGTACCGTCCCCGGTAGCGAACTGCTGGAGTGTCGCCGCGTTGTCATCAGGGTCTTGGTACAGCCAGGAGTCCCACGCACCGCGATGCTTGTTGAAGAAGCCAAGGAGCTGAGTCAGCTCAGTACGGCCCATGCCTTGACGCAAGAACTCGTACGACAAGGTGTACTCCCAACGAGGCGTACTCCACGACGTACCACGGTACTCACGGCCGGAAGACGCCTCACGGATAGTGGTCTTGAAGATGGGCTTCTTCTTGGTGTTCCACGACAACCCAGGTAGGGAAGGTAATACTTGGTTAGACATTGAGGCCACCTGTGTTGAAGTTACGAATCTGGCGTTGGAGACTCTGAGCCAGTGCAGCACCGTTCTCTTCAAACAGGCGTTGCACAGAGCGTGCGTCCACTGCACTGATATTGACGTTCATGCCACCACCAGCACCGCCATTTTGGGCAAGGTCCTGGATCACCCTGGACTCGGCTTTCGGGAGAACCATTTCCTCCTCGTGCAGCTGAGCCATTGGGTTAACACCGCTAGGGATGGTCCAACCACCACGGGCGCTAGGCACCTTACCTTGCATGGCAATGGCCGACCCAAACACCGTAGCGAGGGCAGCAACGGCCAAAGCAGGTCCAACGATGGGTATTGGGGCCACAGCAGCCGCCGCACCTGTACCGGCCTTAGCGGCGTCCCCACCGATACCGGCCATTGTAAGCAAACGCTCCTTAGCGAAAGCAGCGACCTTGGCAACCATCATCTTGGCGAGCTCACCGATAAGTGCCTGACGCATACCAGCCCAGATGCTGGCAAGTGCCTGTTTGGCGTTCATCGTACCAGTCACCATGCCCTCCATTGCTCTAGCCATACCACCTTGCATAGCGTTGAACACAGAGTCAAGCGGCTTGATGGCTTCCAACGAAGACTGCAGCCGGATACCGTTCATAGCGGCTTGGTGCTGCTGCTCCAGAGCCAGGATTTGCTGGTTGATCTTCTCGTACTCGACTGGGTCACGTTCAGGGTCTAGCAGGGCTTTACGCGACATCAAGTACTGAGCCTTGATAGCGTTCTTCTGCTCTTCGAATTGAGCGTCCATGGCCAGCATCTGTTGCTGGTCGATGATCCCGGCTTGCAAGCGTTGCTGAGCAGCGTCCTTAGCGGCGTCAACAGACTTCAGCTGTGACTCCATACCAGCACGAGCACGCTCATCTTCGATAGCCTTGGCTTCACGAGCTTCTTGGCGCAACACGTCGATACGGGCACGAGCGAGCTTCTGTTCAATCTTAGCCCTGTCAGTTGCGCTCAGGTCAGACAGCTTGAGCTTCTCTTCCCAGAACTTGACTTCCTCCGCTTTCTCCATGCCACGCAAAGCGTCCTTCTGTGTAGCCAGCAAGCGCTCGTTCTCGAGCTCTGCTTCGTACACAGGCATCTTGCTTTCTTGCTTCTCCTTGGGTTCCTTTGTACCCTTCTTGGTCTTAGGGTCCTTGAACGACTTGTCCCCCTTGGCACCACCGTTGTCGCCTGCCTCGGTGTCTTCACTCCACAGAGCAGCGATGCGGTCTTTGGCTTTGGTGGAAGACTCGACCATGTTGTTCATGGCGTTTTCCCAGGCACCTGAGATCGTACCGCCTACACCCTTCAGGGTTTCAGCAGCACCAGTGAAGTTACCTGTCAAGGCTTGGCCCACTGCAACAGCGAGCGCACGAATGGGCTCAGCCACAGTGACCACCATAGCGTTGATGGTCTCCCACAGCACCACGACACCGTTCTTGACAGCAAGGAACGCGGTCACAAGGCCACCCAGCGCACCGCGTACCACAGTGATGGCCGCAGGGATGACCGAGTTGAACGCGTTAATCATGTCTGTGATGACAGGCATGAGTTGGTCACCAACAGCTTTGGTGATAGCCTTCACAGAGAAACCAGCACGGTCGCTAGCAGCGTCAAACTCACCCCACGCCTTAACCGCGTTAGCCCCCACCTGCAGACCAAGTTCCTCCATGGCCTTGGCATCTTCAGCCACGACATCACGGTTGAGAAGCAACAGCTTAGAGGATGCGTCGATACCCCGGCCAAAGATAACCTGACCAGCGAGGGCACGATCGGCACCTTCCTTATGCTGGTTCAACAGGTCGATGCCGTCCAACACGAGCTCGTTCATAGGGCGCAGCGCCCCAGAAGAGTCACGCGTAGCCAGACCCATCTTGTTGAGGTCTTCCTCGTTTTCCTTCAACTGTCGTGACAGTCCTTTGGCCGCACCAGTCAGCTCGCCTTGGTCAGCACCAATGTCTTCCAATGCCAAGGCCATCTCTTGTGCCTTGTTCGTGGTGCTGCCCATCGCACGACCCAAGTCCATAGCTGACTCAGTCATCTTAGCCGTTGCTTCGGCGGCCCCTTTGCCAGCCCAGGCAGCAGCAGCCACGCCCAATGCGGTTAGGCCGATAGTCGACTTGCCTACAGCTTCAATCAGCCCACCGAAGTGCCCAGCCATACCGCTGAGCTCTGTCACCAACGTGCTACCCATGTCACTCATCTGGGTCTTAGCCGTTGTGCTGGCCTCGTTGAACGCGGCCTTGACCCGAGCCATCTGCTCCTGGGACGTGGCCCCAATCTTCTTCATGGCTTCGGACATACGGCTGGAGCCCTGCTCTACAGCAGCAGCACCACCCTCCACGCCTTGCTTCAAGTCACCGGAGTTAGCGGTCAACTTGACATTGATGTCTTGGTCACTCATGACTTACCCTTTCTGCAGAGGGAACATGCCTAGTAGTTCTTCGGCTTGCTTCTCTTGCGAAGATGAGGTGAGCTTGGCCTTGGGCTTTGCTGCACCGATATAGTGAGCTACTGCGATTGGGAGTGGGGGGAACTGGGACCAGTAGTCCCTAAGATAAGTCAACCTGGGAATGTCTACGTTATCCGCGACATAGTCCCAGGTCCATCCGGTGCAGTAACAGACGTGAGCTATCAGCTCACCCCACTCCATCACTCCCCCGCGTCACCACTGCCAGCCGACATGGCCTCATAGGCTTTGCGTTTCATGCCTGAGATGTCCATCACCGCTTCGAACACTTCTACCATGTTCTCCAGACCGATGATGTCAGCAACCGTTTCACGTGAGATGTCTGGGTAGTTGCGCTTGAGTGCGGCCCAAGCTGTATCGACAACGATAGGGGCTTGCGTACCATCACTGATGTCACCAGTGAAAGCAGTGATACGTTCTTGCAGTTGTTCCAGCGCACCGAGAGACAAGGGAGGAACCACATACGTGGTCCCGCCCAGGTCCTTCGGAATGCCCTTGACTTTAACGACAGGTGCATTCGTCATGTTGTTACTCCGACATCGCCATAGTCAGCACGTTGCCCGCATCGTCGGCGAAAGCCTCGAAGTCCAGGTCAGGCACCGTGAAGTCATCGTTCTTCGCAGCGAGGGCCATCTTCGTGCTGATGACCTTGGGCAGCGTGACGATCAGCTGTTTGCCGCCATAAGGCAGGTACAGGTCCAGCTTGAACGAAGGGGCGTAACCCATCGGCTGGTTCACGACGTTCAGCTTGGTAGCCGACGTGCTGGTAGCCGTGTACTGGTAGTTGATGAACACCTTCAGGCCGGTATCAGCAGCAGCGAACGTGTACACGCCAGCAGCCACAGAGTACTGGCCCGAAGCTGGTGCAGAGGCCACACGGGTCATCGGCAAGCCAGAGGCGTTACGCACACCCAGGTCAGCAGCCCACGTACCAGAGCTAGGCACCGTCGGTGTGATGGTGAAAGGCGTAGTCGGGATGGTGGCACCAGTGGTGTCGTACACGTCAGACAGCAGTCCGTTGGTCATTGACTGACCAAAGAACAGGCTGTTGAACACACCACCGTTGACTTGAGCCCACTTGGCTTTGCCAGAGACCTTGCCCTTACCACGACCGACGGCCACGGGGAACTGGTTTTGACCGTGCAGCATCTTGTTCTCGAAGTTGATATCCAACGAGATTTCTTGCAGCACCATGAATTGCTGAGGAGTAGGAACGGCGATGGTGTTGCCAGCAGCGTCAGCCAGAGGAGTACCCCAGGCAGCGCCAGAACCAAACAGATATTGAGCCATAAGGGCTTCCTTTCACGAACAAAGAATGTGGACTGGCACGATCGCCACAGCTTGGTCACCCAGGGTGCCTTCATCTGTCTCGATAGTGCCCTCGATCTTGACCCATTCCACACCAGCGATACCCAGGTTAGTGCGACCGTTGATGGGGCTTGGGGCGAGCGCTGTGAAGATACCGTCGAGCACGTTGTTCAGTTTAGTGCTCGGCGCGTCATCACCTGTAGTGCGAACGTACACGTACAGGTCCAGGGTCAACAGCACCTTGTTAGGCTGACCCGTACCGGCTTGGTGTACCTCCGAACGTTGTGCTTGGAATATGGCTGGCTGCGCCTCAGCAGGTACGTCGTTCCAGTGCTTCAGCTTACGGCTGGCTGTAACAACGCCTGGGATGCCTTGCAGAAGCGCGAACAGCGCCACATAGATTGGTTCACGTACGATCATCTGGTTTCCTCCTTCACCGCTTCAGTGATGGTTGAAGCAACAGAGCCTTCCATGTCCTTGAGCGCGCTACGCAAGAAGGACCTAGAAGGCAGGTTGACTTGTCTGGTGTGCGCACGCACTACGACTTGCTTGGGCTCGATAGACTTGCCCCACGCTTGCTTCACCATGCGCAAGTGTTCTTTGATGTTGGCAGTACCTTGGAAGCCCAACTCGTGCGTCTTACCGTAACTGACATTGGTGCCTACAATGCCCTCGTACTCGTTGGTGCCCTTACCACGCATGACGTACGTGACAGACCTACGTAGCCGACCTGTGCGCACCCGCAGCACGTCATCACTGAGCTTCAGCTTCACACGCTCCAGCAACATCAACGTCAATCGCTCAAGTGCCCGCTCCACCCTTTGAGTGATAGCGGGCACCTTCTGCCTTAGCGATTGAACTACCAGCTTGTCGCCGGTAAGTTCACCTCGAATCATGTGGGCACCACCTTCTTGAATTGGGACAACACGTTCTTGATGCTATTGGTGAAGTCCTTCTGTGTGAACGTGACCGTCTCACCAGCGAGGCCCTTGCTCGTGATACCAATGCGATCACGTTCCTTGTGACGCAGTGAGACGAGCTCGATGACAGCTTGTTCAATCTCGTACGGGATCGTAGAGAAGCCAGCAACGTACTGGATACGCACGTTCTGGACGCCACGAGAGAAGGTGTACCCGCGAAGGTACACGTTGCCTTCATCAAAGAAGTAGCCATCAGACATGTCGGTGCCAACAGGGATAGGCACACCGTTCACGATGACACTGGACACGGCTGTTACCGGGTACTGAGGCAGCACCACGGTCACCCCACCCTTGCCATTGAAACGCAAGTCGTACGGGCCACTGAACAGATCACGGTTCAAGTAGCTGATGACAGCGTTGGAAGCAGCAGTGATCAGGCGTGACAGCGCAGCATCTTCTGCACTGCTGGTGATACCCATCCATTGCTTGACGTTAGCCAGCGTGGTGAGGTCGTTTGCAGCCATGTCCAGTCACCTTCACTTCTTGGCTTTGGCGGCCGGAGCTTGCTCTTCGACCACGAGGGCTTCAACAGCAGGGAACACGCCATCGGTCTTGGGGGCCACGTAAGGCTCGAAGCCTTCAGGCAGCATACCGACGTAGTTGCCTTGTTCGGGCAGGGTCAGCACGCCATCCTTGTCAACGGGGAACCATGCACCACCGATGTGGACGCCTTGACAGCCTTGGGGGGTAGTGAACTTGGGCATTTACTTGCCTGTGCCTTTCCCGCCTTGAGCCTGTTCGGCCTTGGGCGTTGTGAAACCATGATCCAGAAGAGCGACCACTGCTTCTTCCGGTACTTCGACGATGCCGTTCTTGTCGGCTTCGAAGACTTCACCGTTGAACGATGCGCTGGTGCAGCCTTCCGGGGCTTTGAGCTTTGCCATGTTGGCTCCTTCTAGTGGTAGAGTTGAAGTCTACCACCGTGTGGTTGATTGACTTGGAGTGGTAGAGGTAGAGTGTGGCTTATAAAAAGCCAACACACTCTACCACCACCTACCTGTTTCGCTTATTGAGGAGCGATGTTGGTGATCACGCCCATAGCGAATGGAGCGTACACTGCCAGCACTTCTTCAGCGTACACACCGAACTCATACGAGCGGGTGCGCAGAGGCCAATCCAACTGGTAGTAGTCCTGGCGAACCTTGACTTCAGCCACGTTGGGCACTTGGTTGGACTGGTACTGCTCAGGCAGGTTTTCAGCCCAGGCCACGATGGTGCCAGCAGGCAACGTCGGGTGGATCTTCACGGGGATCTTCGTTCCACCGTTCTGGGTGAACGGGTTGAAGTAGTACCCGATGGTACCACCAGCCATCAGCTGGCCGAAGCCTTCAGATGGTGCGGTCAGCAGTTGCAGCAACGGAGCGCTGGAAGGACCAGTCAGGCACAGCGTAGCCATGTCTTGCAGTTCCTGAGCGTTCACGTACAGCACGGTAGGCGTGATCTGGTAGTTGTCCCACATGCTCTTCAGCATGGCGTCGATCTCAACGACAGTGCCCTTGCCAGAAGCAGTCAGCTTCGAGCCCACACCAGGAGTGCCAGTGGCCATCGTCTTCACGTAAGCGCCGGAACCTGGCTTCAGTGCAGAGTACAGCAAGCCATCGAACGACAGAGAGGCGTTGTTGGACTTGTCCGTGGCGCTGATGGATGCAGCCGTTTGGCCAGTACCAGCCAAGGCAACAGCGAAGGTCGCCGAATTCTTGGTGGTGATGGCTTCCAGCTTTTCAGCGCCAGCCGTACCGACGAACCATGCGTAACCCAGGGCACCGACGACAGCAGTGGTGGAGCACGACAGGGTTTGACCCAGCGTCACCGCTTGCGTAGCAGCAGCCGACTTGTTGGACGAACCACCGTTCAACACATAGCTCTGGCCATCAGCGCCAGTGATGGTCAACGAGGTGGGGACGCCATTGGTCAGCGAAGCACCACGGAAGCCTTCACCAGTCAAGGCGACCACGATCACCGAGTAGGTGGCAGCAGCCAGCGTAGCACCAGTACCAGCAGCCGACAGGGTGGGAGTAGCAGGAGTGCCCAGAGCGACAGAAGCGTTACCCATCAGAAGAGCGTTCTCTTCCTTGAGCATCATCTTCTGCAGATTGCGCATGGTGGCAGTGGAGCGCACGTCTTCGAACGTACGACCAGCCGACACAGCTTCGAAGGTCACACTGTCTTCTTCACCGATCGTGCGGTACGAAGCAGCCTTCTCTTCGGTGATGTACGACATGCGTGCCGTGCGCTGGCCTTCAGGCACCCAGCCCATAGCGTCAAAGCCGGAGCCGACGATGGCCTTGATCGCTTTCCAGTTGGTCGCCACACCAGTACCACCACCCACGCGAGGCAGGCGATTGCGGATTGGGGTGTTGACAGGGTACAGGTTCTTGGCTGGTGCTTGCAGGTCGTAAGCGGTCAGGCCAGTGCCCGTGCTGACAGACTTGGCGATGGCATCGGAGCTTTGAGCCAGCGCAGTCTTCATCAGCTGCATGGTTTCGAGAGTCACGTTCATATAGAGTCCTCCAGGTAGAGAGGTGGTTACGGTTGATGAGTTGATGAAAACAGCACTAGGTCACTTGATGACCGTTGTGCCACCGGCTTGGAACACTTTGCGGAGCTCGAACTCTGCTCGTGCGGGAGTGCCTTCAGGCGGGGCTTCCACCTGTTCGGCTTGATTGGTAACGTCAGGCAGCGCGTCCTGACCCTTGGACAACACCTTCAAGAGTGCTCGGCCCGGAGCGGCTTGTTTGCCGAGGGCTTCGAGCTTCTTGTTGAGGTCTTCGTTTTCTTTCTGCACTTTCTGGAGTTGCTCGTTGATCGGAGCCAGCGCCTTGCTGATAGCGTCTTCGCTGGTCGAGCCATTGTCAACGGTAGCGGCTTTCGAGGTGCCGTCTTCCTCGTCCTCTTCAGCATCTTGGTACCCCAGTGCCTTCAGATGATCACACGCTTCACCGATTGCCTTCTCCAGATTGGCCAGCGTAGCCTTGGTTGTCTTGGAGTACTTGGCACCAGCCTTAACGATACCATCGGTATCGGTTTGGGCGTTTTGCAGTCGTTTTTGCAATGGGGTGGTAGCTGTGCCCTTGGCAACCGCGTTTTGCAGCGTTGCAGCCAGTTCTTGGGCTTCTTCCTGGGCCATTGCGGTAAACAGGCCAATGCCAGTTGCCACCCAGTCCTTCAGAGCTTGGGGCAAGGGGCTGTTGTCACCCTCGTACTCGGCTTCCCAGGTAACGTCTTCGCACAGGTAGGCCAGCGAGCTCAGCGTTTGAGCGAACGCGCTCACCGTGTACATACCCTTCTGCACCGTGTCTCCAGCAGGTGTGTCCACCTTGCTGACGTCTTCTGGTGCAGGCTCGACAACGGTCTCGGCTGGCTTGGCTTCCTTCGATGCCTTCACCAGCGCCAGCACTTCAGCAGGGGTGACAGTGCCGTTGTCCAGCAGTTCAGCCAGTTCGTTCACGTCGTCTTCAGGGGTGCCCTCGACCTTGAACACCGTCATCACGGCATCAGGGTTGCAAGGACGGTCCACGAGGCTGACTTCAACAAGGTTCAGGCCCTTGATGATGGACTTGTTCATCGTGTCACGCTCGGTGACCTTGCCACCAATGCTGAAACCCTTGTACACCTTGGTCTGGACCTTGGTGATAGCCACAGGATCAACGATGTGCGCGCCGAACCAGGTCTTGCCATCTTCACCGACACTCGCTTCGATAGCGGTACCGGCTGCAAGAGGCTGGTGCATTTCACGCACAGCGCCGAACTTCATGTAGTCGGGCAGTGCCGCCTTCATGGCTTCGGGAGTGATAGTCTCACCGTCAGCGTCGACAGACCCACTGGAAGCGAAACCCCATACCTTGATGGTGCCGTCTTCCTGGTCTTCAACCTTGGCGATGTCCGCGTACAGTTGCTTCTTCAGTTTCATGAGTAGTTCCTCTTAGTCATCGCCCAGGACGGGCAACACATCACATCGGCAGTTGGGGTGGAGTGGCGCACCATCTACCCCACCGTCGAATTGTTCGTCGAGTGGTACGATCACACCGTCAAGTTCTTGGCACTCATCACAGCACCCATCACCAGTGATCCACTTCTTACCCTCGACCACACCGCTTTCACGGTAGGCTTGCAGGTTCCCGGCTACGTCAGCGTAGGCAGTCTCCGTACGAGCAATGACCATAGAACGTTCATCGCTGAACCCGTAGTTCTGTGCGATGGTGTCCGCTAGGTCTTGGTTGCTAGAGCCTTCCTCCATGGCTTGCGCCACGTCAGAACGCAGCATGTCCCGTGTTGAATCACTGACCTTGGTGACCAGTTCCGCCGCACGTTCCTCTGCATACGCGATAGCCTTTTCATTGGCTAGCTCTAGCTGCTCTTTACTGAACGACCCGGTCACCTGTAGGAACGCTTCCTTGCTGCCATCAAGGTGCATGGACGCCAGTACATCGGTGACCGATGGTACCAGGTCCTCTAGCTCCTCGAAGGTCAACTGGGCTAGCAGTTCCTCCAGGTCCTTGTCAGGCGTGTCAGCCTTGCCTACCTTGTCAGCTAGTTCAGCGGCGACGCGATCACCGATCTTGCCGAACGCACCCTTGAACAGCTTGCTCAGTTTAGTAACTGTGCGAGCAGCCTTGGTGCGCTCCCGATCGATGGGCTTTACGCGTCGCCGCAGAGCTTTTCCCAGGTACTTACCTGCCTTGTCTTCTTCGCCAGAAGCAGGCGCTTCCTTCTTACCCTTGGCAGGTGGCGCGTTCGGGTCGTTGGGGTCAGCAGGCAAACCATCTTCACCCATGACAGGTGCAGGAGGCATCAGCTCATCACGTTGCTCGTCTGTCATGGGCTCCTTGCCGATGGCCTCACGGGCTTCGTCCTTAGTGATGACCTTCTCCTTGACGTACCCTGTCAAGGTCTGCATCTGCACCAGTGGGCTGGCCTCATCCTCCTCGACCCACTTGAAGCACAGGTCTTGGTAGCCGAAGTACTTCCACACCAACAGGTTCAGCAGGTTCTCGACCCACTTCATCATAGGGATGAGTCCTTCAGACAAGGCAGCACCACGCACAGACTCAGCGGTAGCCCGGTTGACCTGCTTGACCAGCGCATTGGGGTCGATGCTGAAAGCGAAGCACACGATACGTGCCAGCCACTCATCGTAGTCGTCCTTGAGTGCTGCTTCCTTGGTCATGATGGGCTTGATGCCACCAGGCACGAACTTGGCATGACGTCGTTCAGCCGTGTTGCCCTCCAACATGGCGTCCCAGTACTCCTGAAACTTCTTGACCTGGTCAGGGTTCCACTCGGGCGGCACACCGTACAGCATCTCAGGCACGTTGCCCTCGGTGTAGTACTGGAGCTGATGCAACTGACGGCGCATGGCGATGTTGACGGTCATGATGACCTGTTCAACAGGGCTGTACCCGTACACGCGGTTCGTGCGCACGTTGCGAGGCTTGTAGACCAGTTCATCACGTGTGTAGTTGACAGCCGGTACGCCCTTGATGATCTGCTGGTAAGCAGGATCAGGTGCAGCAGGCGTGCGGCCAGTGATGTCGAGCACCCGTTTGATGGTGGCACCATCGACGAGCTCAGCAGCGTACAGGGAGCCATCCAGCGTAGGACGCGGGTACACAGTAGCCGCGTCACACACCAGCATGTCTTCCAGCAAGGCACGCAGCCACGTGTCCCAGTCGAGCTCACCATCAGGAAACTGGAAGAAGTCGATGACGTCCTGGCATCGCTTGTCGGACTGCTTCTTCTCATCACGTGGGCCAATGGTCCACTTGAGCTTGGCAAGCTGGTCCTTGCGGGTCTCGATGACAAGGCGCAACAGGTCGTAGCCATCAGCCAGAGCACGCATCTGCTCGAAGCTGACAGCCTCCTGGTCGCGGGGTCGGTAGCGGGTGTTGACACCAACAGGGAAGTCGAACTGACGACCCTTGGCATCTTCTTGTGCTTGAGGCGCGACAGGCTGACCGGGTGACATCCAGTTGTCTGGCTTCACTCCGGTCAGCGCGTATCGAGCACCCTGCACAACCCGGCTGATGATCCCCTGGTCGATTGGGGTCTTGGTTGGCATGGTCTATGGGCTCCTTATAAGCTAGTGTATGCAAGGGCGCGCATCAGTAGGCCTCAGTTGCAACCCGCTGCCCTGATCCGCGATGGTTGCGGATATAGATTTTGCTGGCCCCGGACGAGTATGTGCCGATGAGGGAGCCAACGTCTCGGCAGCTATCAAGCCACTGCGTCGCCGCACCAGTCCATGCGCCGAATGCGCCGTAGTTGATGCCACCGCCCTTGGGTATGTCGCCGATGGATGCGCCGGACACATCGCCGACAGCCCACGCCTGCGTGTTGTCGTTGACGTGGCCGGAGCCCGTGCCGTAGTTGTAGCGCCAGTCACCACCGATCGAGATGGATTTGACGCCCTCGTGGGATGTGTAGCCGTTGTTCGACTGGCTCGCGCCATCGCCGTTGTACCAGCCACGGCAGTTGACGAGCAGCCCACCAGGAATGGGGCCTGCATCAGCGACAAATCCGAACCCATCTCGGCTGTTGCGGTCAGCGCGGCAGTCGAATGCAGCGTACAGGCCGCAACTCGATACGCGGATGCCTGTCGCATACGTCGTGCCGCCGTTGCCGATGTTTGAGCCCCAGGCGTAGCGGAACGAGCAATCGTCGGTGATGATGATGTTGGTGGACCCGCCCTTGATATTCGCCGCGCCCTCGATGCCGCCCTCGAAATCGAAGCCGCGCAGGATCAGGTTCTGGTTGCAGTTCCACGATGCGCTGATGGATTGGCTGTCAACGCGAGCATTGAAAATGTCGGGCTCGTCGTGGTTGTGCGGATGAATCCAGACCGTTGTGCCATCCGTGTACCAACTGCCCTCGGTGGTATCGACGGCAGCAGACGACGCGACCCAGGCGTAACGGGTGTGCATGCCGTTTTTGTCGAGCACAACGGTATTGCGGGCGGCGATGGCGAACGCAAAGGCTGCCTGATATGTGTAGGTCGCCCCGCCCGTTTTGGTCCATGTCAGGTTATCGAACGGGCCAGTAACTACGCGGGCGTTGATCGCCTCGATCAGCAGCGGGACAGCAGAGACGCGGGCGATGTTGTCATCGTTAAGGGAGCGTTGACGGTAGTAAGGCAGGGCCGCCGAGCCATCCACGAGGATGCGACTCGCAATGCCAGACGCAGATGCTGCGCGGGCCGCGTTGCCGATCGTTTTCTTGCGCAAAGCCCAGGTCAGGCCGCTATTGGCATCATTGCCACCAACCGAATCCACGTAATAGGTCTGCACGTAGGCGGTGGTGTCGATCAGCGACTCGGGGGTGATATTGGTGTGAAAACGGTTGCCACGCGAATAGACCTTGAGGCCAGACAACTGCGACGGCATCACGAACCCGGCCGGCTTTTCGTGGATGACACCAAACCCACTCGCGGCCAGTGCAGCCTGATCAGCTTTGCTCGGGATAGGGCCCAACACGGGATCAATGACCTTGCGCATCACCCCACCATCGTTCGACGGCCCCGATCCTGATGCCCACGCAGCGAAGCCCGCATCGACCATGGCCTGCTCGATGGCTGAGTTGGTCACCGACTGATTTGCCGCATAGTCCACGCCGGCCCAGCGCCCCGCGCGGTTGATGATCACAGTCATATTCACTCCGATGTTGCTGTGGCGCCGCCCTCTTCAGGATCGGCTCCGGTGTTTTGTTCGGCAGCGGCAGGCGTCACCTGCGCAGCGCCCTTGTCGTTGACCTGCGCCGGATCGGTATCCAGCACCAGGTCAAGCTCAGCGGCCATATCCAGCTCGCGGCGCCGCGTGTTGAAGACGTCCTCGATGTCCTCACCCTTGGCGGCCAGCACGCTGGTGACCGTGGCCAGGCCAGCGCGGATCGCGGAGCGCGCCGCGGCGATTTCCTTGACCGGGTCGATCCAGTCCCAGCCGCGTGGCTGCCAGCGCACCTGGCAGTACAGGTCAGGCGTCAGCTCGTAGGCCGGCAGGTTCAGGGCGCCATGCATCACCGCCTGGTCGAGCCAGCCCTCGTACACCGCCTGGTGGAAGGTCTCGATAAGCCAGCCCTGGATGACGCGCCAGTTGTCACGCTCAGGCAGCAGCGACATGCGGTTTCCGCTGTAAGTGCTCTGGCTGTAGTCACCACTGAGGGACTCGTAGCTCATGCCCACGCCAGCGGCCACGCCCCGGGCCATATAGCGCATGAAGGGGTCCATGGCCGCGTTAGGCCGCGACGGGTTGAAGCCGGTGAAGGACTCGCCCGCGCCCAGCTTCTTGATCAGCCCAGGCGACATGTCATAGACCTGCTCGTTGTCGATGACGTCATCCGCATCGGCATCCAGCTCGGGCATGTCCATTTCAGGCGTCTGGATGAAGCCCATGATGGCCGCGCTGCCCCGCGCAGCGATGATCTCGGCCTCCTCGTAGCCGCCCATGTGCCTCAGCTTGACCAGGGTCGCATGCAGCCAAGGGATGCCGCGCGTCTGGTAAGCCTCCTCGAACACCGCGATGTGGATCACCTCGTCGGCGGGCACGCGCAGGTACTGGCTGCTCGGGATGGCCACGCCGACCTGGTTGTCGCCAGGGTGGCGCGGGTACAGCCAATAGGCCACGGGGCGCTGCCACTCGTCCACCTCGACGCCCATACGAACCTCGTTCTCGGTGGGCTTGTAGCCGCTCCACTGGTCCACCAGCTGATCGGGGGAGATGACCTCCAGGGAGAAGGGCACCGGCGAGCCGGCGAACGACTTCTTGACCTTGCGGATCAGCACCTCACCGTTGATGGCCACGCTACGGATGACCGCGCGCTCCAGGGCCGAGAAGCTCAGGCGCCCGGCGGTGTGGCAGTACTCCTTGCGGCACCACTTCTTCCAGGCGGCCTCGATGCGGTCGTTGACCACCTTGTCCAGGCCCTTGCCACGCCGCATGGGCACCGTGGCCTGGAAGTTGACGCCACCGCCGACCACGTTGTTCACGATCTGACGGATGGCGTTCTTGGCGTACTCGTTGTTGCGGACCAGGTCGCGGCTGCGGTTGCGCAGGGGGCGCAGCGCCAGGAAGAGCTCGGCGTCTGCGCTCACCGCGCGTGCGGCCTGGGCCTGCGGCTTCAGGCGCAGCGCCTCAGGGCCATGGTTCGCCCGCCAGGCCGACAAGAACGATGTGTTGCGGGCGTCCGGGCGCGTGCGCACCTTGCCGAGGATGATGTCTTCAGCCATTGCGGAACCTCACACCCATGCGGTCAGGGGAACCCAAGCCGTTCTTGATCCGCTGAGCCTTGCGCTCGCGGGCCACGATGTTCTGGTAGCGACTCTTGAGCGCCAGCAGGTCAGCCATGGGCATGTACTTCAGCGAGCGCGTGCCGATGGTGTATTCCTGCACCGCGCCGCCCGTCGTGCGCGCCAGGATGGTGTTGTCGATCTGGGCCAGGATCTGCTCGGCCTTCGACCGGCCATCGAACACGGCATTGGCCAGGCCGGCCAGGTTCGGCTTGACCAGCACCACCCCCTCGCCCACCGTCTGGCGCTGGCCTGCCGCCGAGGCGTAGGCCTGCCAGTACCAGCGAGCGACATCGGCCCCCGTGTTCATGCCTGCGGACTGTGAGGCGCCGATCGACATGTCCCACCCTGTCCCGCTCGAGGTGCCGGTGATGTCGAATGCCGAATCACCAACAGGACCACGGAAGCTGAAGGACAGCGTGAAGGCGCTGCTGTTGATGGGCGTGCCGAAGGCGCTCTGCAGCGCGTACTCCGACCACGTCACCGTGTCGCCAGCAGTGATGCGTGCGGGGATGCGCATGGGGGTCACCAGTTGTTGATGGAAAAGCCGCCGCCGCCTCCCCTCTTCGGTTTGGCTTTGGACCTCTTGACCGGCCTGGCCGGCATGACAGCTGGCTCGGGCGGTGGTGAAGGTGGGGGCTCAGGTGAGCCCGCCGGATGGCCGCCGGCGGACTGGATCACCTGAGGCAGCGTCTCCGCCCCCTCGCTACCGTCAGCCACCCCGGCACCGCCAACCGTGGTTTCTGATTCCTCGCTGTCGCTTGTCACGACCGCGTCTTCGATCACCGGATCAAGCAAAGAGCGCTGCTTGAGCCTGGCCTCGATGGCCTCCCAGTGCACGTCGTGCATTAGGTGCGTCTTGATCGCCCGAGCGGCATGCAGCGCGTACACCTCGCAGTCAAGCGCCTCGTTGCGAACGCCTGACTTCTGTGTCCACACCTTGCGCAGCCGATTAAGTCGGCTGGGCGCCTTGACTTCGCTCACCAGCTGCTGCCAGTAGTCGGGGCGCACCGACGCATACCAGTGCATGCGGCCAGGCCCTGTGCCGGTCAAGCGCAGGCGCGTCTCCAGGATCAAGTCCTTGGCCCGCGCAGTGCCAACGATGTACATCTCCAGGCCCTGCTTCGCGGGCTTGTTCCGGCGGCCCACATCGGCCTTGCGCGGCGTCGAGAAGATTTCCTTGCGGTCATCACTCGTTTCGCTGGCGCCCTTCACCGTCATGAAGCGCAGATGCCGCCGGGCCCGGACAAAGGAGTTGACGATCTCGGTCCGGTTGCCGTCCGAGCCGTCGATCGACACCGCGCTGATCTTCATTTCCGATCCGCTGGCATGCGTGAACGTGCGCGTGAGCAAGGCATTCAAGTCAACCCAGGCGCCCTGCGTGGGCACCAATGTCGATCCGTACAACTCACCCCAGTAAACCAGCCATGACTCCTCGCCACGGCCCCAGGCCCTGATCACCACCGCAAGGCGATCGTGCTGGACGTCCACCCCGGCAGTGAGCAGCAGGCCACCCATCGGAACGGTGAACTCAGCGTATCCTTCCGCGCGCGTCCTGATGTCGTCTGACTCGGGCACGTCCGTGCGGTACTCGTAGGGCAGGCCTTCCGTGTTGTTGCGGAAGCTGCGGATCTTCGTGTCGTCGCCTTGGGCCTCGGCATGGGTGGCCGTCAAGTACTTCTTGACCAGCAGCTCCAACTTCGATCCAGCGAACGGGCTGTAAAGCTCGTTGATGTAGAAGCCAGCCACGCCCATGAAGGGCGCCGTTGCGCGCCACTCGCCCAGCCGCACAGCCCGGTTTTTCTGCGCGTCGTTCCAAAGCGAACCGCAATGCGCGCAGGCATAGCGCACGGTCTCGAAGTTGACGTTGCCGAAGACTTCATGGCTCACCTCGGCGGTGTGCAAGTACTGGACGTTGTCCCAGCTCAGCACCTGGTGCTCGCCACAGTCTGGGCACGGCACCCAGAACTTGCGCTGGTCGCTCGCCTCATAGGCGGCCTGGACACGGCTGAAGCCCTTGATCGTTGGCGTACCGCCGTAGATGACCTTGCGGCGAGGGTAGGTCTTGGTCCGCTCCTCCAGCAGCGTGATCGTGTCACCCTGCCCCTTCACGTTCTCGTTGCAATCGTCTGGCTCCTCGATTGCCACCACCGGCGCCGGCGTTGACTTGACGGAGCTGGGCGAATTCGACGCCACCAGTTTGAGGAAGCCGCCCGGGAACCCCTTGAACGCCCAGCGGTTGTTCTTGTCCCGCGACTTGCTGATCGGCAGGATGGAGGACAGCACGGGCGTGGCCTCGACCATCGGAGTGAACTTCTCGGCCTCAAACTCTTTGGCTGCGCCCTCCTTCGAGAACATCACGATCATCGGGCATGGGTCGGTATGGATGCGCCGACCGATGTAGTTCAACAGGACGCCATCAGTCCAGGCAACCTGCGCAGACTTCATGCAAACGATCTTCGGGATGCTCGGGTCGTCCAGCGCCTCGTGGATGCCTTCAACCCAAGGTGTCAGGTGCCCCTTCCACTTCCCCTGCTTGGCCGCTGCCTTGGCAGACA